GCCTCAGCCTCCTGGTAATACTGAGAAAAAACAAGATTTCCATAGTAACCCCCTATTAGGAATTTGAGGAACTATACTTAGAGTGTTGACATAAATAGGTCATTGTTTGCTTAAGACCGTTATCCTGAGGAAGCTCGTGCGCCACCTATCATTTGTTATGGAAAATGCTGTGTCAGTTAGTCTCAAGGGGATGTTTGTCATACTGCCACAAACACAGGAAGGCAGCCAAGAGACAAGAGGAAGCCAGCCAAATCCCGTGATTGTTTTTGTATATTCTTAAGATAGCACTTGTCTAACTGCTCTCATCCTGTCCGTCCGGTCTCCATAACAACACATCCTCCCGCTCTGTGTTCTCACGCGGCAAATTCAAATTCTAATGGTAAGTTTTTCTTATTTTTCAGGTAAAATGGGAGGAGTAATCAGCTTATTCTTTGATATTATTGAAATATCAACAGAATTAAGTGCTGCTACAGGATTTGCTGTGGATGCTGTGTTAGCAGGAGAAGCAGCAGCTGCTGTTGAAGTTGAAGTAATGGGCCTAATGACAGTTGAAGGCCTATCTGCCTCTGAAGCCTTAGGGACATTGGGGTTAACTATGGAAAATTTTAGCCTAATGCATGCTTTACCTGGGATGCTGTCAGAAGCAGTAGGCATTGGTACCCTTTTTCAAACTATTTCAGGTGCAAGTGGACTGGTAGCAGCTGGGATTCGCTACGGATATGCCAGAGAAGTGTCAATAGTAAACAGAAATATCTCCCAAATGGCTTTGCAAGTTTGGAGACCTTGGGACTATTATGATATTCTTTTTCCAGGGGTACAAACATTTGCCCACTACTTAAATGTTCTTGATCATTGGGCAAGCAGCCTGATCCATACTGTGAGCAGATATGTATGGGATGCTATTTTGCATGAAGGGAGACATCAAATTGGCCATGCCAGTAGAGAATTGATGATTAGGGGGACTAATCATTTCCAAGATCTCATGGCTAGATTGATAGAAAATAGCAGATGGGTGCTGACTACAGGCCCTAGCAATATCTATTCACATCTTGAATCATATTACAGAGATTTGCCAGGGATTAGTCCTCCACAAGCCAGAGATCTGTACAGAAGACTTCAGGAAAAAATACCTGACAGATATCAACTTGAGGCTGCCACAGATGAATCTGCTGAGGTAATTGAAACCTACTCAGCTCCAGGAGGAGCACATCAAAGAGTCTGCCCTGACTGGATGTTGCCTCTGGTACTGGGATTGTATGGTGATATAACCCCCACTTTTGGTTACTATTTGAGAGAAGAGGAAAGAGAAGATGGCCCCCAAAAGAAAAGGAGAAGGATGCGCTAGAAAGTGCCCCACAAAAACATGTCCTACACCCAAGCCTGTTCCAAAACTTATTATGAAGGGCAATATAGAGGTTCTAAACCTTGTTACAGGCCCTGACAGTATAACAACAATTGAACTCTATCTTAACACCAGGATGGGACAAAATGATGAGTCTAAGGACAACTATGGTTACAGTGAAAAAGTAACTGTTGCTAACAGCAGTGACCAGGACAAGCCTACTTCTGGAGAGATACCAACCTACAGTACAGCTAGAATTAATCTACCCATGTTGAATGAGGACCTAACCTGTAATACTCTAACTATGTGGGAAGCTGTCTCTGTAAAAACTGAAGTGGTTGGGGTTAGCTCTCTGGTAAATGTTCATATGGCTACTAAAAGAATGTATGATGACAAAGGTATTGGTTTCCCAGTTGAGGGAATGAATTTCCATATGTTTGCAGTGGGTGGGGAACCCCTAGAACTCCAGTTTCTAACTGGAAACTACAGAACTGATTACAGTGCTAATGACAAATTGGTTGTTCCCCCAATAAAACACCAGAGCACACAAGGCCTCAATCCTCACTACAAACAAAAGCTAACAAAAGATGGGGCCTTTCCTGTAGAGTGCTGGTGCCCAGACCCTTCAAAAAATGAAAATACAAGATATTATGGCAGCTATACTGGTGGTCAGAGTACACCTCCAGTTTTGCAATTTACAAACACTGTGACTACTGTGCTACTAGATGAGAATGGTGTTGGCCCACTTTGTAAAGGTGATGGCCTGTATGTGTCATGCTGTGACATAGTAGGCTTTCTGGTTGGGAAAGATGGAGACATGCAATACAGAGGCCTACCTAGGTACTTTAATATTCTATTGAGAAAGAGAACTGTAAGAAATCCTTACCCAGTTTCTTCCTTGTTGAATAATCTTTTCACTGGTCTTATGCCAGCTGTTCAGGGCCAGCCTATGGACAATGGACTAAGTACACAGGTTGAAGAAGTCAGAGTTTATGATGGAACTGAAGGCCTTCCTGGAGATCCAGACATGGTCAGATATATTGACAAGTTTGGACAAGACAAAACCCGCCCCCCCTTCCCCGCCCGGCTTTATTGAGTCACAAACAAAGTATTTGCTAAAAAGCTTTATTAAATGGCTTGCTTTCCATGCTGCAGGTTTTGCTGTTATATAAAACTAATAAAGGTTTATTGTGTTTGGAAACCAGAATCATTTGTTTCAGAGAATTCTTCTTCCTCCTCATCCTCCACCTCAATTACAACAGAATCAAGAGGATCTTTACCCTCCTCCACATTTAATAGCAAGGTAGCAAAATTAGTATGACCCATGTATTTACATAGAATATCTTTCCAATACTTAACATCCTCCTTTATTGACTCTGAAAACATGGTAATTGGACAGTACCAAACCAACAACAAAGCAATAGTGACTCCATCCTGTAGTATTCTTTCTGTTAATAAGTAGTCACTAACCTGAAGGCAAGATCTAAGATTATGCTTTGGAGTAAAATTCAAAACATAAGCAAACCTTGTAAAAATGGTTTCAGGCAAGAGGTACTCATTCATAGTCACAAGACAGGGTGGGAAGATCTGGCTTCTTTTGTTCACATGCTTCCTTTCTAAATTTACTTTAACACTGCCATCCAGATGGTCTCTTAAATTATCTAAATTAGATACTCCCTGTCCAGGCTGCAGCTTTTTATTAAGTGCTATTTGACCCTTGACATCTTCAAAAATAACTACAAACTGGTCTATTGCACATCCAAGTTCAAAGGGCAATTTATCTGCAGGACAATTGACATTTAATGTTTTTCCTCCCAGGAAATTCATCAGAGCAGCTGCAAAAGTAGTTTTCCCACTATTGATTGGTCCTCTAAAAAGGCAATTTCTTTTTTTAGGGACATTTTCTACAATTAACTTTAAGATTTTGGTGACTACTTCATCTATATTTTCAAATAAGCAAGAATACCAAGCAACTCCCGCCATATACTGAAGAATTTTAATTTGACCAAACTCATCAGTAAGTTTCTCAAACATTAATTTAAATCTTTCCTCCAGTAATTCTTTTCTAGTACTTTCAATTAACTTTAATCTCTGTTTTGCCATCACCACATCTGCTGCTTGTTGGCAGGCAGTTTTTTGAGTTTTGCACTCCTTAAACAGCTTTGCATTTTTATGATGTAAGCTATGGTAATTATAGTGAGCTTTTAGAGCTTTTTTAGTGCATTTAGAGCATATGCTTGGCTCTTCTGCAAAGTCTAAGTAATGAGCCATAATTAACAGGGGATCATCTAGCCTGTTGGTAACTGCAAAATCAGTGAGAAGGTTCCAATTAACCACAGGCTTCCCATTTTCTTCATTAAACTCATATTCAAATATTCCTGGCTTGCTTTCCTCCAGTAGCTTAAATGGTTCACTGCACATACATCTGTAACATTCTACTTGTTTAATTACTGCTTTGCATAACAAGAAACTAACAGTGCAGTGTGTTACACATAAATTCTTAATTGCTGAAACTCTATGCTTGCCAGGAGTCATTAGGAATACCATGCTCCCTTCCTGAAAAGAGTGCCTACTTTTAAATTCAGGATTAAATTTATCAAGCTTTTTATACAAATATTCAGCTTTTTCATTAGTTGTATATATCAGAAAAGATGATAAAGTTTTATTACTATAGACAGCATTAGAAAGAAAAGGCCGCAACATATCAGGAAAATCATTAGGGACAGAGTCATACTTAGATTTTTTTGGCTTTGGGGGGGTGGCAGAGAAGGAGCTCTGGGTGCAGCCGGGGGAGTCCTCTGGTGGGGCAGCTCTTCTTCTTCTTGAATTCTCCTCGCTAAATTGAGTAGAGGGTCCCGGAGTGGGGCTTGGAGATCTAGATTCATCAGAGGGAATGGTGGATTCATGGCAGAAGAGATCTGGGTCCTGCATGGTGTCAAACAAGTTGTCCCATTCTTGATTGAAGCTTTCCCACCAGCTGGCCCAGGAGGGGTGCCCATAGGGAGGTATATCTCTTCCATCCTGGGTTGGAACATCATGCTAAAAGGAAAAACTAAATTAATATAGGTACATAACACCTGCAGTTTCCCCACCTTTTACTTACCCCAGTTAAAGCCTTGATTAACTCTCAGATAGAGATTCACCAGGTGAAAGTCAACTTCTCCTACTATGCAACTCCAAGCCCAAAGGGAATCCAAGCAATATAAGTCTTCTCCAAACCATGCACAGTAGCATTTGTAACAAAAGCATTCTCCCCAAACTACACACTTCTTCTGGTGCATTTGCTTATAAACATGATGTTGAAGGCCTATTTTGCAGGTTAAGCATTTACACTCTTTTAAAGCTTTTTCTGCACACTGAGGCCAATGTTTAATTACATTCTCATCATATTTTTTTTTCCCAAAATATTCCTTCAAAGATATTAAATTTGCCTCCCAATACCATGAGCCTACCTGGCTACTGAAGCTAGTTGGAAACTCTTGTCTTGCATTATAAATTCCTTCTTGCAGTTTTTGCCATAATTGATTTAATCTTGACATTTTTTCTGGATCTCCTCCTTTATCTGGATGGTATTTCAAGCTCATTTTTTTATGATTAATTTTCATTAGTGCAAAATTCCCATAGCAATGCCTTGGGATTTGCAATAAATCCATAAGTTCAAGACTTTCTTCTCTACTTAAAAACTTATCCATTTTGCTGAATGCACCAGAAGACAGGTAAGGGGAGAAATGAAGAAATGAAGATGGGAGCTTTTTGGAGCCCTTTTAAAGCCTCTGTGTGCCTCAATTAATTTTCATCAGATTTGGCTTACATAAAAGGGAGGAAGTGCCAAGCCTCAAGAGGCCTCCGGAGGCCTCTCCCTCTATGTCTGTGTCAAGAGGGGGCAGGAA